TACAAGCAACACGGGCTTAAGCTGTTCATCGCTAAGAACGAACGAGAAGCTGGTATTCAGGCCATCTCTCAAAGGCTTTCAACTGGCAAGCTTAAAGTGTTCAAGACACTTACCAACTTCCAGAAGGAGTACATGCTGTACCGTAGAGACCAGAGAGGCAGAGTCATGGATGAAGATGATCACCTGATGGACGCTTCCCGATATGTAATTAACAACATGATTAGATTGACTTCAAGGCGACCGTCCGAGATTACTAACTACAGGCCCACTATCTATGACATCTGAGAAAGGTATTAAGAAACTAAAGCCGGAGGAAGCCGTAGCAGAGGCCGTTGCTGACGATCAAGAGCGGCTAGCTATTCTATCCGAGCTGGCTCGTAAGATTGAGGATGAGTTCTGCCAACGAGCTAAGGCAAGACTTCCGAAGGAAGCCCAGTGGCGTGAGTGCATTCGACTTTACGGCAGTCCGCTTGTAGGTAGTGACTACTTCAACCCTGACCGTCCGTTCGAGCGCCCTAGCGGGCGTCGCCGCCCTGTCCCTAACATCGTTCGTACCAAGTGCGATACGGCGATTGCGAACTCTGTATCTATGCAGTTCGCTGCTGGTGAAAAGAACTGGGATTTGTGGCCGCCTGCTAACGATCCTTCCCCAGAAACGGCAGTGCGCTGCAAGAAGATGGAGCTGGAGATTCAGACACAGCTAGACGATTGCGGCTACGCTTTGCAGTGCCGTAGAGGCATGGGTGATCGTGTGATCCTCGGCACTGGCGTAGTTAAGGGCCCGGTTAATACTGGCAAGCTACGCACTAAGTACGTGCAGTCTGGTTCTATCTGGATTCCAGAACTTGTCGAGGACAAGGCTCCGGCTATTGAGCACGTCTCTGTATGGAACTTCTTCCCTGATATGTCTGTAACTAGGCATACTGATAGTGATTCTGATATCCAGCTACACTCACTTACTGCCTTCGACATGTCGATGTTGCGCAGAAACAGAGGCTTTGATGCTGATCAGATTCTTGAGATTATCAAGACCCCTGACCTGTACGGCCCTGAAAAGTACAACAGCTCGCGGTACACGACTATCACTACGGACATGTGGAATCAGCCTCACATGTACAAAGATCGGCATACTGTCCTTGAGTTTCACGGTCCTGTGTCTTACGATACAGTCAAGAAGCTCGGCCTTACTCCGTCGTATGAGTCTCCTACATCTGAGTATTATGGCGAGGTGTGGGTAAGCTGTGGCAAGGTTATCCGTATGGAGCTTGAGAACATCGAAGGTGCTTGCGAGACTCCTTATGCAGTGTCTGTCTGGAAAGAAGACCCGTCTTCGCCTTTCGGTTTCGGCCATCCGCTTCTTTTGGCAGACGCTCAGCAGGTGATTACACAGACTTATCACATGATTCTGGATAACGCGTCTCTTACTTCTGGTCCTCAGATCAGCATGTATCAGCAGTTCATCCAGCCTGCTGATAAGGACTGGACTGTTCGCCCGAACAAGGTGTGGTTGCTTACTGACCCGACCGTGAAGATCAACGACGCTATCCAGTTCTTCACTCCACAGAACGTGATCGGTAACATCATGCCCGTGCTTGAACTGGCTCGTATGTTTGCTGAAGAAGAGTCCGCTACCACGGCCATGGCTGCTGGTTTGCAGTCTCCGGGTATGAGTGATTCAGCTACGGGCCAGCTTGTCATGGAGCGTAACTCTACAGTGCTTCTGGACTTCTTGTCTGAAGAGTGGGATGACGCCATCACGAACAAGGTAATTCGCCGTATGTTCGGTTGGAACATGCAGTACAATCCCAAGGAAGATATCAAGGGTGACTTCAAGATTGACGTGCGTTCAAGCTCTGAATACAAGAACAAGCTGATGCACATTCGCGATCTTGAGAAGCTGTCTGTCGAGGCTTCGCAGAATCCTAACCTTGCTGTCTGGGTTAACATGGATGAACTCCAGAAGGCCCGCCTTAACCTAATGACTCTGCCGTCTAATCGTATCATCAAGACGCAGGAGCAGTATGAACAGGCCGTTCAGCAGCAGCAACAGCAGCCCGACCCGGCAATGATTGAGTTGCAGATCAAGGCTCAGGAAGTTAAGATCAACGAGGGAAGGTTGCAACTCGAAGCACAGAAGCTCCAGTTCGAGAACACCAAGAATCAGCAACGTGAGGCTTGGGAGCATGAAGAGAGAATGGCATCTAACTACGCACGTATTCAGGAAGCTCAGGCATCCGTCCTTAAAGCTAAGCTTGAGTCTGACATGGAGCTGATGAGGCTTGCACAAAAGAAGGAAGCAACTATGATTGACGCGCAGACGAAGGCTCAGATTGCCGAAACCAGTGCTCAGGCAAACATCTTCATCGAAGGTATGAAGGGACAGCAGAAAGAGATTGATCAGATGCTCTACGAGCGCGAGATGGATCTTAAAGCTCAGACCGGGGAGGGCGTCTAATGAACGATTACCGCCCCGATACTACCACAATCGAGTGGCGTAAGCTGAAAGAATGGCTTGCAGAACAGCTCGGTTTCGCGCACGAAAAGCTGGCGGGGCTAGACCTCTCTGAAAAGGAAACCCAACAGCTTCGTGGCCAGATCGTTTTTGTAAAGAAACTACTGGCACTTGAAATGAGCCGGCCACCTGCCCGCTCTAACCACGAAAGCTTATATGAACAGGAGATAAACAACAGATGAGTACCAATGGAACGCCAGCACCTGAACAGACTCTAAACGATCAGACAGACACTGATGACCTCATCTCTAAGTTGACGAATGCTATAGCTTCGGGCAATCAGGATGAAGTCAATAAGTTGATGAGTGTAGAAGCTTCTCCCACGGACGGGGTTACCCCTCCGGCCGAAGTAGAGATTCCTGCACTCACACCTGAACCAGAGATAACCCCGGAAGTTGTACCTCCGGTCGAAGTAGTCCCGCCTAACCAGCCGGACGAGATGCTTAGACTGAAGGCCGAACTCCACGCAATGAAGTCCCGAGTTGGCCGTGTCGATAGCGTCCAAGCTCAGCTGGCAGAACTTAAGAAACTAGTTGAACAGCAGGCCGCAGTCATTGCCGCCCAGCCGAAAGCCCCGTCTAAAGTAGAAGAGCGACTCGCAGCACTTAAAGATATTGATCCAGACATGGCAGAAACTCTCGCATTATTGAGAGAAGAACAGAGCAAGTTCACAGCTCCTCCGGCGCCTACTGAAGCCCCGGAACAGGTTGTAGACTTCGATGTAGAAGCTGAATTGTCTAGAGTGCGACGTGTCCATCCAGACCTTGACGACATCCTTGTTGGTGGTAAAGACAGGGCAGAATGGGAACTGTGGAAATCCCTCATCCCCCCTCAAGCGCGTGCCCTTGCCGAGTCCCCTCATGCTGAGGAATACAGCATGGCTGTTGCTGCGTTTAAGGCAGACTTGCCGCAAGTGAGAACCATGAAGAACGGAGCACCTCCGACTGTACCTCCCGTATCTCCAGCAGTACCTGCCGCAGACGTTGCCGCAGTACAAGCTGACCGAGATCGTAAGCTACAGGGCACTCCGGCTACAAAGACTACACCAATCAAGAACACAGATCAGAGAAGTTTCAATCCAGAAGAAGAAGTGGCCCGGATGTTCGCTGAGATTCAAAAGCGAGATAATCTAGTCCCGTAATTAAGGAGTTAACATATGTCGTCTTTTAGTGGTATTCAATATGCGGATCTTGGCGTACGCATTGGCCTTTACGCCGTTGCTACGTTCCTCGCCCACGCTCAGCCAATGCTGGGTCTGGATCGATTCGCGCAGATGGTCGAAGTTCCCAAGAACAAGGGTCAGCAAATCGTCTGGCGGCGTCTGATTCCGTTCAATGCTGCAATGGACCAGCTGGTCGAGGGCATCACGCCGTCGCCAACTGGTGTCGTGTACGAGAATGTGACCAGCCAGCTGGCTCAGTATGGCGCTTGGATTCCTTTCACGGATATCCTCGTCGAGACTCATGAAGATGAGAACATCAAGCAGTTCACCATCGGTGCTGCTGAGCAGGCGGCTCTCACCAAGGAGCGTATCTTGTGGGCTACACTGATCGCGGGTACTAACGTGATCTACTCCGGTGCTGCCACCTCGCGTGCTACGGTACAGGCTCCGCTTGACCTCGGCGATCTCCAGCTGGCTACTCGTGCCCTCAAGGTTGCAATGGCTAAGCCGATCACCAAGATCATCACGGCGTCGGATAAGATCGCCACCCAGCCGGTTGCTCCGGGCTACGTCGGCATCGGTCACACCAATCTTGAACAGGATCTGCGTGCTGTCTCGGGCTTCGTGCCGCGAGAGAACTACTCGGATTCTACCAAGATCCTGCATGAGATGGAAATTGGTAAGGTTCAGGATATTCGTTTCATCCTGCTTCCTCACCTTCCGTATTTCGCTGGTGCGGGTTCTGCGACCACGACTGGTGTGCTGTTCACTGGTGCTAACGTGGACGTGTATCCGTTGGTGATCTTCGGTGAGAATGCGTTCGCAACCACGGCCCTCAAGGGCATGTCGGCTGCTAACGTGTGGGTTAAGCTTCCGAAGGGCGGCGAGTCGTACGAAGATCCGGTGGGTCAGCGTGGGTTCGTTGCATGGAAGATGTGGTACTCGGGCGTTCGCCTGAATGAGGCATGGATGATCCGCCTCGAATCCGCAGCGTCCGCGCTGTAATAGCAACACGGCCCTCCTCCGTCGTGGGGAGGGTCATCTAGTGGAGAAAATGTAAATGCCTATTTTTGATAGTTTTATGGTTACGAAGAACATCCGCCAGCGTGGTTTGTATTCCGGCAAGGAGCAGACTGTTTCCAGTCGAGTTCGAGTGGCTGCCGGCGGATCGCTTGTCACCGGTGGTGCTGATGTTCTGCGTATGCTCCCGGTTGGTGAAGATCAGCGTCCGTTCCGCCTCACTGCGATGATTAAGGCCGTGAGTGGTACGCCGGTCCTAACGAATCCCAGCTTCTCGTTTGGTATTTCGCCGATCAGCGCTAGCAACGTCACGCGACCTGACGGTTCGGTGTATACCCCGGTGACTGCTTCGGCTACTCGTCTGGCTGGTTCGACTGCGATGGGTACCGATGAGATGGTTACCATTACCGAGATTGATTCGGTTACGGACGCATCGAACTGGGGTCCGTTCTTCGTCACTATGACCCCGTCGGGTGCTGGTGCGTTCTCGGTCGCCGGCGGTGATGTTGATATCATCCTTGAGGTTGTGTTTCTGGGTGAGATTCATGAGGCGCCGCCACTCTACACTGAGTTCAACAACACCAAGTACAAGAACTAATAGCTACAACCTTGGGGCCGGCATCCCGTCGGCCCCTTTTTACAACGGAGATTACAATGACTAACGACAAACTGACTCAAACGGACGAGTCCGGAAGTGACGCACTATCTGATGTCAGCATTGCTGACCTGCGTAAGTACGCTAAGATGATGGGCATTTCTGCGCAGAGAGACTGGGGTGTTGCTGACTATGTTGCTGCCATTAAGGCACAAACTGAGGCCGCCAAGTTCACCCGTGCAGAAGGTTCTAATCAAAGCACCCTTCCTCCGGGCCATGCGCGCCTTACCATCTTCCGGGACTCTGCTCCCGACAGTAAGAATTCCTCGATTCCTCTCGGCTTGAATGGCCGCCTCTTTACTGCACCTCGCGGTATTGAGATTGTTATGCCTCTTGAATACGTAGCTGTGCTGGCTGATGCCAAGTCTACCTACGTTAAGCAGAAGACTGAAGCAAGTGCCAACAGCCCGATGGGCGAAGTCGTAGAGGAGACGATTCAGAGTTATCCATTCCAAGTTCATGAGGTCCGTCCTCACGATAAGGACAGTAAGTTCAGGTCGCAGCTCGATCAGCGTGGTGCTAACTATCTCCGCAGGCTCGCCTGCCGTGAAGTGATTGGTAAGTGGCCCACCACTGGAGAGTTGCTTGAATGGGAACGCGAGCTTCGCCAGCAGAAGGCTGTAGACGCTCATCTCGCAATGAAGAACTGATAAATAGGGGTCTAGTATGGCGCAGAAATCGTACCTACAACTTGTCAATGAGGCACTAGAAGAGTCGAAGGTCACTCTAGACCCCCTCACCAGCCTTAACTTTGCTAGTCCTCCCCGTACGCAGCTGTACAATCTGTTCAAGGGATGGATCAATAGAGCCTACAAAGAGCTTCTGATTAAGAGGAACGAGTGGTTCTATCGCAAGGAACGTGCTGTTGTAACTATCTATCCAAGGCTCCAGCTACGAGCACTCGTGCTGGGCCTTGTTAACGTAGGCGACGTGCTGGTCGGGCAGTCATCTGCTGTGAGGTTTGAGGTTCTAGACATACACGCAGTAGAGGATGTAGAGAGCGATGCTGTTATTGAGTACACAGTTTCTGTTGAGTATGTAGACTCGCCGGCAGATGCAGACAATCTAGTTCTTAATGAAGTGCTCGACAGGCAGAGCCCCGCCCCCGCAGCTGATATCGGTAGGATTAAAGGGCGTGGTAGATACAAGATGGACGAGCTGGTTGCTAGTGTCTACGAGGTAGATGAGGATTCTTTCACTCTCCAGCCTGCTGTAGATTTCACTGCCAATCCTTCTCCTACAGATTCTACTAATCTTATTCAGCTTATGTTTATCGGACCTGATTATTACAAGAGATACTACACCGAATTCGCTTCTCCGTCCGGCCGACCGACTGCCGTGATCAGGATGCCTGACGGCAATTACGATCTCTATCCGCGTATCAATACGCCCTACGATCTTGGCTTCGACTACACACAAGCGCCGGCTTTAATGGTTAATCACGACGATACACCAAACATGCTGGACGACAAGTACGATGATTTGCTTATGTGGATGGCTGTGTCCGAGTACGCCGATTGGGATGAGCGAACTAAGCTATTCGCTAGAGCACGAAAGAAGATTGACAAGTGGGGTTACTTGATGGATCGTGACGAACTCCCCGAAGTCATTGCGGATATATTCAGGTTTGATAGCAGATGAACACACTACCAGTCAATCTAAATAAAGGACTCGACTTCACTTCCCCGGCTCTGTCAAAGGAGCCGGGTTCTTTGGTTGCGTGCCTTAATTATGAGTTCACTTCTATTCAGGGATTGAGTAGACTGGACGGCTACGAGCGTTATGATGGCTGGGTTAACGGTGCTATCTCTGATATCTGGCGAGTGGAGGTGACAATAAGTGACGCAGGTGCGTTTGCTGCGTTATCCCCAAATTCTTCCATAATGCTAATTACTCCGCAGGGCAGTATTGCGGTGGGGCTGTATGTTGCGCACACTTCTAATACACTTGACTACGTTCCTCTGACTAAAGACCGCACTGTGCTCCGCACGGGCGACCAGCTGATAGTAGATGGTGGAACTGCTGCTGATGCCACGGCCGCGTTCACGTCGTTTGCTCTATATAGCACACTAGATACTAATGCTTATATCTCCCTTGTTCGCAGCGCTGCCGGCGCTTACAGAGCAGCTGTGCAGGACTCTGCTACTCCCGTATGCGGAGTACAGTGGTTTAGGAATAACCTGCTGGAGGTACGCGATGCGCCTTCATACACCATCACGGGTGTGGCTGAGTCCTTTGCTCAGATCGGGGACACGATCCGAATAGGAACTATCACAGGGCTCGTTATTGAAAAGCAAGCCTCACCGTTTAAGGTGTGGATCGAGCCTTATGTGGCAGGCACAGCCAGCACTACACTCAGCATCCGTAATAAGGACGGCACCGCAACTTCTTCCGCTACTGCAACTACGGTAGTGGA